GTCTTGGGCGTGGTGCCAGAGGTGGTGGGCTGACCGAATGCCGCCTTCAGCCAATAGCCAAACGCCTCGACATCGATGGGGATCACCACTTCTCCGTCGGCGGTCACCGCATCCTTGATCGGGGCCAGGGGATCGCGCCCGTAGCCCAGCAGTTCGGATTCCAGCAGCGGCTGTTCCGAACCCAGCGTTGTCCGGGCGAAGGGCATCAACCGGAACCCACTCACCGGCGGGGTGCCGTAAACCGTCTCATACGCAAGCGCCATCTGCGCCCGCGCGCCTTGCGCACGTGCCATGGGTGTCTCCTTTATGTGGGGGTGATCAGGCCAAGGGGCCGGTGGTGGTGTAGTGCAACACGACGGTGATCACCGCCGCCTTCAGCGCCGCCGCGTCCTCGATGGGCAGATCAACCGAGGCCGGGGCCTCGGGTTCGACCCAATCGCAAAGGCCGCCCAGCGTGAGGTCGGTCTCCAGCGCTGTGTCGATTGCGGCGATCAGGGTGTCGAAGTCGGTGGCCCGGCCATTTGGGGCTTGGACAACCACCTCGAGCTCGGCCCGGTGCTGGTAGTGATACCGCAGCGGCGACAATGTCACCTCCGGTTCACCCGGCTGGCCGTCGCGCAGGATGATCAGCCCTGCAGCCGGAATCCGTTCGGGCAGCACCTCGTCACGCAAGGTGAGGGCGGCAAGTAGTTGCAGCCGCGCATGCAGAGCGCAGAGGACCGTTTCGCGGGTAGTGGGCACTTTGTTCGAGCCGATTCCTGATTGGCCGAGATGGATCGCTGAAGCCCTGGGGCGACTTGGCGCGGGACTGCCTCGTCTATGGCATTTCGTATCCCGAGGTTGTAAGAGGTGGACATCTACCACTCTTTGAACAGGTAAAGCCGATTGACTGACATTGATTCAGACGAACCCGAATGGGCGTACGACGAACTGAAGCGCGCTATTGATGCAGCGGGCGTCGCTCTGTGGACGTGGAACGTTGACACCGATCAGTTGGTTATGGACCGACGCGGCTTCGATCTTTGGAACGTGCCTCAGGGGCGGGCCGTAACATTCGAGGAGCTTTCTGAGAAAATCCACCCAGCTGATCGCGACCGGGTGAGGGCCGCATTCGCTGCAACGCGGGCGCTGGTCGGGCCATACGAGATCGACTTCCGTACGCTGCTTGGCCCCGAGGTCAGATGGATTTCGGCCCGAGGACAGGGCGACGACGTGGGCATCCGCAAGGGCACGATGACAGGCATTTTTCTTGACATCACCGGGCGCAAGCAGGCGGAAGAGGGTCACGAGTTGATGGCGGGAGAGATGAGCCATCGGGTAAAGAACCTGCTGGCGATCGCTTCTGGACTGACGAGGTTGACGTCACGATCCGCGACGTCGGCAGAGGACATGGCGAAACAGCTCATAAATCGCCTGACAGCGCTTGACCGTGCGCACGACCTTGTCCGCCCGCTTCCTGGCGGCCACGGAAAGACGGCCCTGCTCGGCGATATCTTCACGGTTCTGCTGGCCCCCTATGACGACGACGGTGCGTTCGCGGGGCGGATCCGAGTCGCGGTCCCTCGCATGGGGGTCGGAGCCGACACGGCGACGACTCTGGCGCTTATCGTGCACGAGCTCGCGACCAACGCTGTCAAATATGGTGCGCTTTCGGTTAAGGACGGCACACTCGATATTACTGGTAGCATGGAAGACGAAAACGTCCGCATCGTCTGGACGGAACAGGGTGGTCCGGAAGTCGCTGTGCCGGTGGAACTCAGTGGCTACGGAAGTGGCCTTATAAGACGCGCTTTGGAGGACCAGTTGAGGGGGTCGGTTAGCTACGAGTGGTTAAAAAGCGGCGCGCTTGTTACAATGATCCTCAGCGGGGATCGGATGGCCAGTTGACGTGTTGAAGCAGGATCGGCTCGGCTGATCGCCATCAGGGCTCCTCCCGTACCCAGTTCGCCACGATCAACCCCGGTACGCCGTCCACCGCGCGCTCAGCATCCCGCGCCAGATCGAGCCGCTTGCGCAACTTGACCTGCGGCACCAGCAGGAAGATCGGCACGGTCGCCACGCCGCGTCCGGTCTTGGACCTGCTCGCGACCGCCCGGCCCTTGGTGTTTAGCCGTCCCTCGGCCACCAGCAGGCTTGGCCCCCGGCTGCGATATATGAATCGCAGTCGCAACCCGGTGCGACGTTCCCATTCACCGGGAGTGATACGGCCGCCTTTGGTGCTTTTGCCTGCTGCCGCAGTCGGGATCGCAAGCCAGAACCCATTCTTGGACCGGATCAGCGGGCCGGTGTCATGCGCTCCGATGATCACCGGGGCGTTGGACCAGACCAGCGCCGCCGCGTTCAGGCTGTCGCCGGATTTGGGGAAGCTGGCCAGGCGGATGCTATTGCCAAGCCTTATGCCCAGCCCAGCGCCGGTGATCTGGCCGCGCAAGGCGGATTTCAGGGAGGTTCCCGCCTCGCGCATGGTGGCGGACACCGCCTTTTCACCGGTGGCAATCTCCGCCCGCATCAGGGCGACGAGGTCGGGGTCGAATGCGATTTTCAACTTCATGATGGCCGCAGGTCCAGCGACCAGATCAGGCGTTCGCGGTCGCGGACAGGCTCGCCTTGGATGGTGAAGCTGTCGGCCCCGATCACGATCAGATCGCTGGGGCGGGGATCGGGCAGGTCTGCGATGCGCACGTCCACCATCATGGTGTCGCTGACGATGCGCGCCGCCCCGAATTCGGTGATGCGGTCCGGGGCGCGGCGGATGACGCGGATGGGCATTTCCTCTGACGTGGTTGCAGAAATCCACAGGGCCGCCACCGCCATAGACGGATTGGCATAGATGCGATCCATGGCGACGGCAAAGATGTTCATGGCGAACCCGTCAGTTCGAGGTGTGAATGCGGATCGCGATGCGCGGCCGCTTGTTGACTGGCAGGATCGAGGCTTCAGTCATCAGATCGATCCAGCGCCCTTTTTCGTCGAGATGCTGGCGGGCATAGAGTGGCAAGCCCATGGTGTTGGCCGCCTCCAGCAGGTTGGCCGGGCCGCCATAGGTGGTGAAGGTGTCCATTGTCCCAAGGGGGAAGGCGATACCCTCGCTGGCGGGCACCAGCCGTTCGGTCGCCTTGGTGGAAAGCGTGACCGTGCCCGAGTATTCCTCGAACACGATGCCCGCGAAGGGGAAGTTGCGCCGCACATCCTGGCGCAAGGGCTGCGCGCCCGTGGCGGCATAGAACTTGTAGGCCTCCTCGGTCTTCGGGTGCGCGATCAGCTTGTCGAAGAATTCCCGGCTGACGAGGGCATGCACATCGTTCATGCTTTCGCCCAGCAGGTTGTCCTCCATCGCCCGCAAGACCTCGCGGACCTTCCCCTGAACGTTGGTGCCAGCCGTGCCCAGCACGAAGTCCACCGAGATTTGCGCGAGACCAAACTCGGTGAAGTAGTTGTAGAGCGTGATGCCCGCACCATCCTTCACGATGCCACGTAGGGCATTCATCTCCATATATTCGCGGGTCTGGGCATGCTTGCGGCGCATTAACTGCAGTTTTCGGTTCATCACCTCGACCAGCGGGTCGGCCCCGTCGAACACGCCCAGCGCGGGTTGGCCTTGGATATCGCCCGGCAGGATCACATCATCATGCGGGATCCACGGCAGCGCGAAGCTGCGCATGGACCGGCCCTCGCGGGTGCCGACGGTGGCAGGGCCGCCAAGGGGAACCGAGGGCAGCAGGTTCAGCACGCCCTCGTATTGCTCGATGATGCCCGCCTTCCAAAAGTCACCGTCTCGCGCACGCATGAGCTGCTGCCGTGGCATTGGAAGGCTGAAGTTGAAGCTATCAAGGCCGCGTAGTCGCGGCTCTCGCCGGATGCTTACGATCAAAGCCAAGGTCCTTCCACAGCTCGTGCAGCGCAAAGACGTCGCCGTAGGCACGCAGCATATTTTGCGCAAAGCTGTCCTTTGCAACGGCAAGCGTCAGCCAAATTCTGCCAAATGTCGTGCAAATTCTGGCTTTGCCATCAATGCCTTACAACGGGCAAGGCGGGCATAGGCATAGGCCCGAAAATCATCTGCGGGGTTGCCTTCGGCCAGTTGGATCAAACCCCAAAGGGTCCACAACAGATCACACATCGCCTTGTAAATCACCATCCGCCCGTGATCCGCCGCTGCTGGGTTTCCCCCGAAATAGGCGGCAAGCATTTCCGCTTCTTGTGCCTCGGTCATGCCTGCCTCCACCGACAGATCGCCCAAATCCCACATCGGATCATTCATGCCGGAATATTCCCAATCGACGATCCACATCCTCGCACCGGTATCAATAAGGTTTTCGCAAAGCGGGTCGCAATGGCATGGCGCAAGCGGAACCGGATTGCGCGTCAAGGCTGCGCGCACAGTCGCAGCCTCGGCCACTACTGCGTAATAGCCGTCTGGCAAGGTTACATTTTTGGTCGCCAATAGTACCAAGTACTCATCAATCATCGCAAACAGCTCAAACCGGAACGGAAACACCGCACCGGATTTGTGAAGCTGCGCAAAGGCTGCCCCCGCCCGTCCCGCCGAGCCTTGGCGTGTCGCAAATCCTTGGGGTGTCATCGTCGCCGCATCTTCAATAAAGCGCGTCACCATCACACCGCTATCCGCATCAACAAAGATCACCTCTGGCGCAATCCCCGCTTTCGCGGCTTCCTCCGATGCAACTGCCTCGTTTCTACGGTCGATATAGGCCTCGGTTCCCTTGTCCGGCAGGCGCAAGCAAAATGAGCTATGACTGAATCTGGTGTTTGGGGCGTTTGAAGGTTGGCGGCGTATCTGGTTGAATTGTTGTTGAGAGACAGCAACCCAACCAAAGGAGATACACCACCATGGAAACGACTAACATTGTTGAT